TTTAGATTTATATAAAGATGCCCAAAGTCAGTATAAGCAAAACTAAGGAAGCCAAATGAACGAAGAATTAAAAAATAAATATCCTAATTTATTTGGATCTAGCTTCAGTAAAGATGATGCATACGGGGCTGTTGCAGATGTAGTTGCAGACACTGTATCTGGTGTGGTTGGCCCTGCTGCTGCGGCTGTAGGTTCTATGGTAGATCAAGCACTCACTAATAAAAGTCTAGTAGATCTACGCAGTAATAAGGAAAGGTTTGCTAACATGTTAAACTTTGAACCTCGCTCCAAGGCAGGTGCAGAGGCTAGTGAATACTTGCAAGGTAAGTTAGGTGAGGGTGCTGCTGCTGTAGAGGAATTTTGGGGAAAGTATAAACCTGATTCTTTACTGATGATGGATACTGCTATTGATATAGGTACTAAGGCAGTTAGAAATCAAATGTCAGAACGTCAACTTAACATGGTAGACAATACCATAGAAGGTGCTGAACTTATCGGAGGTGCAGTAGGTGCAGTAAACAAAGTAGCTAGGGCTATACCTGACCTACCACCTACTGATCCTGATTTCCTAATGCCTCAAGCTAATATGGCTACTGCTGGTGTACCCTCAAGTGTTACACCCGAACTGGACGCACCTGTATCTACTCAAGCTATGGTAAGAACAAGTGATGAGGATCAAGACATTGACTTTGATGATGAATATGAAGCAAATGATGCTGACAATCTGAAAGAGTTAGAAGATGATATGCGTATGTCAGATCAGGAAGAAAAGTTTGCTGCTGTTATGGCAGCTAGTGATCCTAATACGCCAGATCCTTATATGACTAATGAAGACATGGATGCTGTTGAACTACAGAGAATGGCGGATGAACAGTCTAGCTATGAAGCATCAGGTGCAGAAGTTGAGGACTTAAATATAGCCAAGCAAACTGTGGCTGATTATGTAGGTGGCTTAAGAGATGGCTACGTTAATGCAGGGTCACAGTCACTACTACATCTACGTGACAACAAGATAGCAGAGGTTAAGGTTCTTAAAGAATCATTTCCAGACGTACCTGAGATAGTCGTAACAGAGGCACTAACTAAGTTCAAGCGGCCCAAGATAACAGAAGATAATAAGCTAGATGCATTTGTATACCTAGCCATAAAGAGAAAGATAGAAGCTACAAGATATAAAAAAGAAGCAATGGACAAGTATGATATAGACTCTAAGGAAGACTATAATCCTGACCCTGATGCAGCAAGGAAAACTAAAATTAGGGACATTGAAGCAGAATTAAATACTATAGGATTAGGTGGTACGGATTCATTTAATGATTTCTTTAAAGGAATGACGGATAGTAATTACGATGGGACAATAGATGTGCAGGGTATGAAAGAGGCACTCAGTCCTTTTGCAGATCAGATGTCCCTTGCAGATTTAGCAGACGAGTTGGAGGATTTCGGTGGGTACTATCGTGCTTATGATCTCACTGACGCTTCCACAGTAAGTGATATGAAATCCTTAATGAGTAAGGAACAATCTAGGTATTCCAGATTTAAAAAGAAGATGGGTAACAGACCTGATGTTACCATAATAAAATCTAAACTAGGTTGGGCAGACGAGTACGAAGAAGGAGCAACCCGTACATTCCAAGATGGGCAAGAGCGAGTTGAGAATAAAAGTAAAATAAATGAAAAGCACAGTGAACTTCAAGATGGGTACATGTCTACTAGTTCCAATATGAATTTCACCACCCGACAAAAAGCATTTGGTGGGGATGAAATAGGTAATGTTAAGTACGCCACTATACCTGCAGCAGACTATGCATATCAGACCTATAACATATCTCCTAAACTATACGACACAGTTAACGTAGCTAATACCCCTGCTGCTTCTTTAGAGATGCCAGCATACAAGAATATAAGCGCAGATGATCGTAGATACCAGATGCTAGGTAAGAGAGCTAGACTATTTGATGCCTCCCTTACAGGTGGTACTAAAGGTAGAGGTGTTAAGATACCTCACAGTAGACATTTAGAAGATGAAACTGCATTTGCATCTCCTATGGATATGGAATTTAAGAATATACTAGACAATCCAAAGCTTAAGGCCGAGTATGAGGCATCTGCTGAAGCTAACAGGCGACTAACAGGGCCAACCCAAGACAAGTTTAGGGATGAACTATATGGCCTAACGGATAAGACAGCTACAAAGTCCCGTCTTAAGGGTTTAAGCATGTGGGGCATTGATGAAGTTGAAGCAAGAAAGTTATCTACTTTGCAAAGGATATCTACACTAATGGATAGGGTAGGTGTACGAGATAAAAGCGATTTTGGTTTTCAATCTACAACCAACAAAAATACTACATCAGAAAAAACAGAGAAACTAAGTCCAAAAGCAGCATTAGTAGTGTATAAAGAGTGGAGGTATATGCTTAATGAAGCTGCCGACAGTATAAAACACAACAAAGGGATGGGATCTAGGGGGCCATACGTAGGTATACTAGAACAGTTTGATACTCATGCTAATCAGGGAAACCCCGATAGGTTCCAAATACTAGCTGACAGCTTACCCAAAGAGCAAGCAGATAACATTCTAAAACTTAGAGAAAATATATTGAAGTTTAAGGCTGCTAAATATTCTAAGAGGGGTGAGTATGGTGCAGAAAAATATCAAAGTGAAAGACTACCTGCCGCTAATGCTATCAAGGAACTGACACGTAAGTTCAACGAAGGTGGGCTAGTGGAAGACGAGATGGAAGCAATGGGCTTTGCAGCGGGGGGTCTTCCTGAGAGGACAGTGCCGTATGGAGATTCCACTAATCCATCTGATCAGCTAGGTGATATAGAGTTTCGGTCAGAGATGGACAAGCAGCTATCATGGAATGCATTAGCAAGGCTAGGGTATGATCCTAAGATATCTAAAGTGATTGATGCTGGCGAAGGTAGTTACACAGCAGCTTATTTTCCTATAGATAATGATGCCACTACTAAAGCTGTTCAGGGTCAACTTGAGAGGGAGGGAGTTCGTAGGCAAGACTATTCCAGAGTAAAAGGTGGCGATATTATGGTGTCTAGCACTGCGGCAGATGAACCTGTATGGAGTCATGAGTACACCCATAGGGGTATAAAAATAGTTAGAGCCAAAGCCCTAGAAGATCCAGTAGCTTTTTTAACTAAGTATGGGGAGAAAGCTTTAGACTTTTTGTTATCGGGAAGACCCGATGAATTTACTACAGAGATGTTTGATGATACATCAGACCGAACAGATAGTATATTAAAAGAGGATAGATATCCCGAAGATGATCCACGAAATGAGGATGATGTTAGAGGTATACGAAGGACTATACAGAAAGCAGATAGTAATCAATCAGATTATAGAAGGGATAAGTTAAGAGGGGACTTACAAGAAGGAGTTCCTATTGAGGACAGCAGTTCTAGGGTAGAGTTAGAAAGACAGTTAAACCAAGCAGCTATTGATATACTCAAGGAGCAAGGTGAACCTGATAAAGTAGTACCTAAAGAGAAATCTATATGGGATATTTTTAATTAATAAGGAAAGTAATTATGCCAGTAGTCGTACCATTAATAGTAGCAGCAGCACCCGTAGTAGCCCGATACATTGCCTCAAAAGGAATTGCTATGGCTATTAAGAAGTTCACTAAGAAATCCATAACAGCAGCGAAGCAGACAATAAAGAATGAGAAGAGGGCACTTCAGAAACCTAGTGACAGGCAGCAGACTAACCATGACCTTAGTAAACATTCACAGTCTTACGGCAGAGGTAAAAATATAGGCCGTGTCCAAGGCTTTGTTGCTGGCGCAGGTGGTGTTGGCGCAATAGCAAAATCAATAATAAAGGATAGTGATAAAAAACCTAAGAAGCCATCTTCTGCTAGGGGTACACCTGATTATGTTACTAAGGCTAAGAAAGCTGCCGCTAAAAAGGTTGCTGATAAAAAGAAAGTAGCGCAGCAAGGCGAGATACAGCGTATGTTAGCCAAGAAGGTTAAAGGAAAAGGAACTGACAATCGAATAAACCCCTCTGACTATCCTGTTTATCCTAAAGGTAGCAAGTCAGCAAAGGCGTTTAGAGAAGCACAGATAAGCGCAAAGGGCAAAGGCCAGACAGGATTCAAATTTGAAGGTCGGCCTTACAGCACTAAAGAGAAGTAAACTCCATCCAAAGAAAAGCCCCAACGCTCTTGACAGCAATGGGGCTTTTTAATGCCTACTCCTTAGGCGGTGTCCATCCTTGATCTATCAAAGCTTGTCTGACTGCCTTGTCTTCTAGCTCTACTATCTTGTTACTCATAGCTTCTTCTATGCCTTTCATAGTTACACCTGATACTAACTCAAGTGAACCATGATCTAAGTTGAAGCTAGGTCTAACAAATACTTCACCTCTGAACACCCCTGTCTCTTCTGTCATAATGACAACTCCTTGACAGTACAGTAGTGCAATGCAATACCTGTGCCATTAAATGATTTCACATGCACCTCCTGCACATGCTGCCTCACCTGATAGGTCAGTCTCGTCCTCTGCTTCTATCACCTTGGTCAAGTCAATCTCGTTAAGGCTACTCTCCAACATGTTGAATCGTTCCTCAGTGATATCCTCAAAGGGTGCTTGTGTATAAGTACCCCCGTTGTATGGTAGTACAGCAATGCCATTGAAGGTGTTACGATTCTTCCACATCCACTCACCTACGTCAGGCCATTCATCATCCTTAACAGAGATAGTGCAGCTTACGTTGTGTGAGTTCTGACCTTCTCTATGCCCTGTCTGAACCCACTCTGTGTTAAACCTACGTACACGATCAAGTAAGTCTAAAGCGTTCTCTGTGCGTAGTATAGAACCTTCTGGAGCTTTTTGTGGTATCTCTACTACAGCCTGTTGCTCAGGGTTAAAGAACTCGTCCTCTACTAACTCAGGGTGGTGCTTGGCTAGGTGCTGATAGAGTGCTTCATTCTTTCCTAGTCTCTGCCTACGAATGTAATAATCATTATGCCAAGCATGGATGCCACTAGCTGTACCAAGTACGCAACTAGAGGTGCCTGATGGTTTGACAGTAGTACACCTAGCACTGACATTAATATCAAGAAGGCCAGCAACACGCTCATTCTCTTCTTTAACAATCTCAGCCGCTTCAGCGAGGTCATAGGATAGTATAACGCCAGAGCCAATTCCAGTTTGACCGACTCCAATAAGTGCGTCACGCTCTGTGGTTTCTTTCCATACATCACGGAGATAGTGGAAGTCAGTGTATCCAGCTTGGAGCGTACCAATAAGCGCAGCCGCTTTAGATCTTTCATTCAAGTCCTCCTGTGAGGTTATGTCACTTACGTTTAACTCACACAAATTGCAGAATTGATATGGGCGTAACCCGATTTCGCAACATGGATTCGTCCCCCAATCCTTATCATTACTGAAGTAAACCCCAGGCTCTCCAGATCCACTGGCTTCAACACGCTCCCACAACTTAAGGAAATCATCCTTGGTAGCACGATGCCGTAGGATAACAGCACTGTTGTTAGCACGACCCCGTTGAGGGTTGTCTATGTACCACTCACCTGCCTTACATGCCATCATTTCCAGATCATCCATGCTGAACAGGGAGATCAATGCTGCCCTACGGATACCACCAGCCAGTACTGCATCTGCAATGTAGCACATAAGGTCATGCACTTCTAATGTAGTAAGGTTACGTCCTACTGCTATGTCTAACACCTTAGTCAGTTGATGAATGCAATCCTTCAATGGCTGAGGGCCAGGTGCCTTACCACCAGAGGTAATCAACATGGCTCCCTTGGGGCGTATGTCACGATAGTCAAACTCTACTGTCATGCTACCTTTGAAGTAAGACTCCATCAGTACCTTCACTGCATCTGCCCAACCTTCAATGTTGTCAGACACTAGGAACCTACGCTTACGTTTGTTAGGGCTACGTACTTCTGGTAGCTGAGTAACATGGTGACGCTGTACTGAGTAGCCTACACCTGTGCCACCTAGTAGTAAGAACATAGTCTCACTAAAGGCTTCTGCTTCTGACACTGGTAGGTAAGCACAGTTAAATATTCGGTTAGGTGCTAACTCTATAGGTGCGCCACCAAACTGTAGTGAACGCATAGAGGGTAATACTTTCTTCTCATACACAAACTTATAAGCAGATTCGATCTCACTTACCATGTGAGGATACTTACGCTTGTGCATGTCTTTGTTACGGGTTACTAACTCTTCCCATGTTTCTCGTCTGCTCAACGTAGGTATGTACTTAGCATACTTTGAGAAGACTGTTATATCTGAGAGTATCTTATTTGTTACGTGCATAATCTATTATTCCTTTTACTATCATATGGATAAAGAACCCCAGTGTTACAAGATATATTGCAGATAATAGCCACACTATATAAGCCTCAATTTGTTGGGTTGTACAGTTATACTGATTTTAATGTCAAAGTCAAGCACTATTTACCTCATTAAAGTTCTTCATGAAGTGTTCCATTTTACTCTCGTATGTATAGGGAAACTTGTTCTCTTCAAGCCAATCTTCCATACATCTACGTGTGCCGTCCTTTCGTTTCTGTGCGCCAGGAAGTGCCACCTTCTCTGAGTGTAATACAAATACTATGACTGCAAGGGGGTTGGACTTACGCACATGGATGTACTTATCCATCTCATGTCGTGTTCTGAATCTACCCTTAACCTCAAACCATACATTGCCCATAACTCCATCGGGGGTATACTTACGCTGCTCTACTACTTCGTAGTCCACTTTGATTGGTTCATAATCCACATCTTTCATGGGGCCATAAGCAAACAACCTAAACTCTAACCATGATCGGTAGGGCTTAGGCTGGTCACGATGCATGGCTAGGTACTCACTCCATGATTGGTATGGCTCTGGTGGTATTACCTTACAATCAACACCGCAGGTTTTACCTAAGATACTAGGCGTTACCTTTCGGTGCTTTGGCTTCTTTGCTTTCTTAACAGGGTATCTCATGCAAGGTTATCCAATAGCTTATTAATATACCAACGACACTTCTCAAGGTTAATACGCACATCATGCTTCCTGTTAGCTCTCCATGTGTACTTGAGTGCGTTACCCTTACAGAAACCTTGGAACTCTTCTGCACTTAATGCTGACTGTATAGCATCAATGCATTCTATACTACCATCTCCCTCTGACTTGTAATGATTAGGATGGTTAACTATATCTTCTAGCAGATCATCCAGATTAGTTACATCAGGCTGCACTGTATCCATTAGCCATTACCTCTGCATTTAGTATTGAAGTCTAGTGTAATAACATTACCTTCCCTACCCACAATGTTAGCTGATGGACTAGGTGTATCTTCTTCCCCTCTGGCAGTAATACCTAAGTCACCTAGTAAATCTTCTGTGTACTCCGATAAGGCTTCGTCAAAGTCGGGGTTGTCCTCACAGAATTGTGCCATAGCTGCCATCTTGTAGGCTAAGAACATAAGATGTGCATGAGTTTCATCGTCTACATCAGGCATATGGTTGCTAAATACGGACACCTCAAGACTAGAGTGGGTATCTGCATCATCCCTGTCAGACTCCACAGGCCGCATTAATACTCCAAAGTCATTCTCTGTCATGTCAATCATGCTGCTTCCTCTACTATATGAATGTAGTTAACCATTGCAGGAACCTTAGCCTTTGATGGTATGGATGGGCGTTCTACTAGAGTATCCCAACACTTGTACTTATGTTGACAGAATCCACACTCAATGCCAAGAGTTAGGTTACCTGTCTCTACCTTACGGAACTTTTCTTTGATAGGTTCGTAACATCTCTCAAAAGAATCTCCGTCTACTATGCGATTAGCCTTAGCCTCTAGCTTATCTAACTCAGCTTGCATATCAATGCCGTCAGCAGTTATGAACTTGAACTGACCATTTGCTTTGTTGATAACTATCCAACCACCTGCGTCTAAGTCTAATGCCCTACTGTACCCTACTAGCTGCCCTACATAACCAAAAGAATCATGCTCCTTAACAGTAGCAAAGTCTATCCACTTGTTAGTATATGCCCAAGGACTACAGGATTTGATATCCCACACAGCACCATCAATGATTAGGTCAGGCGTACCATTGATTACATGCTTACCTAAGTTTAACTTTAAGTGTTCACCATCCTGCCATATTACACCAGACTCAGTGAGGATACCTTTCATAATCGCTTCCACAAGATCACCGAGGATCATGTTAATCAAGAAGCTGTTTGGAAATGGTAGAGCATCTGTTGGCTGGTTCTTATCAAACCAAAGCTGGCAATAAGAACGACCTATGTTTGACATGCGTAACCTAAAGTCTGGATTACGTGAGTCTACGAGTTGCTTTTCTAGGGCTGATTTAACATCGTTAACCATGAAGTCAAGGACAGGGCGGCTCATACCACCCTTCCCTGCCACTACACTATTAAGATATTTTTGTACCATTAATTCGTGTATGTTCATGTTTACTCCACATCTATAAACTCATTAACTAGACTTTCATCTGCACTGTTCAAAGTCTCTACCGCTTTGGCAGTGAACTCTGAGTTGATGTAGTCATTGTACTGGGTGATCCATTCCGAACTGTTGCGGTGCATGGTTAGTACATGGTCATTGATAGCTAGGTCAGAAGAGAAGTCAACATCTACCTTGGGTACAAAGTAGGACTGACCATTGTTCATCTCACGCTCCAAGGTACTTACGTTAATACCAAACTGAATAAAGGAACGGCCTCGCTTGGCAATCTCTTTGAATGAATCTCCAAAGGTCTTGAATGCCTCACGATTATCTACTTCCCAAATGAATGGGGTGGATGGTACATCAATGGACTCTCCCTTCTCGTCCACAGGATTGATCATGTTGATCTCCCCAAACAGTACACGGACACGCTTCACTGACTTAATTAGATCCTTCATCTTATCAGGTACGGAGTTCCAATCTTCAATGAAACCTGCTGGCTTACCACAGTTGAACCCACCATCCGTATCTTTAAGATCGGAGTTAAGATCATCATGCATTAGAGTCTTAACATAACGACTGTTGGCAGGGTCACTGATGTAACGCTTGTACATAAACGACTGCATATAGAATCGGACGTTAGCCTCTGGTGCATAAGCAAAGGTTCCGTTCTCCTGCTCTAAACGATACTGCCCTGCCTCTACTACCTCCATCTTTTTCTTCTTGCCAGCAACATCAACGACACCCATCAATGGGGTATGCCACAAACGTAGGCGAGGTAGCTTGTTCTTAGAACCACCACCCCCTAACTCGTTAGCCATACCTGTTAGGCGCATTAACTCTTCTTGACTTACTTGATTTAAAGCTACTTCACTCATACTACATTCCTCTTTGCTATTAGCAATCTACTTGATCCAACCAATTATTTCCCATCTTAGCTTCTAGTGTTAGCGGTAAGTTAAAATCAATATCCCACAGCGTATTTACTGTGCTTACTAACTTACTCTCTACTTCCACTACAACAGCAATCATTGCTGCTTGCTCGTCAGGGTGTACATCTATCACCATACTATCATGTACTGTATTAACTATGCAAGATACTAGCCCTCTTTCTTTCATGGTTTCCTCCATCATCAGTAGTGCAACTGGCACTATATCT